AATGTAATTGAACCAAGTATAAAACCAATTACAAAACAAACCCATTCACGTCTGTAATGTAATTCTAATACTTTCCAATCACTTTTAGTTTTACCAAAAATAATCATTTTTCCTCCTATTCGTTTAAATCAGCAAAATCATAATGCCAATCACCTTCTTGATTATCGTTTTTCTTTATATCTAACTTACCATCATTATGCATTTGTTCAGCTACTTTTAATGCTTCTTGTTCGTCTTTTGCATAAACATCTGCGTAATACCAATGATCTTTAGTCATTCTTACCGTGTAAGGTTTAGGTTTATTTTTTTCATGTTCTTTAGCTTTGTTTTTACTTCTTACTAAATCCAATGCGTCAAAGTCTATAGCCATTATTTACCTCCTTTATGTTCTTTATAGTGATTGTGTAAAATTAAAAATCCACCACCTCCAATAATAGTGCCAAATACAAATTCAATTGTAAAAGCAAAAACAACGCCAAAAAAAAACATAAATCCTCCCGTTATTAAAATATATTTATTCATTTTTTACCTTCTAATTTATTTGTAATAGTTATTAATTTAGCGTTTATATCAATAGGCTGCTTAATAGCTTGACACAAACAATCATACACGGTTTTACCCGTGTACAATTTTCCCTTTATTCTCATTTTAATCATTAAGCTGACTTTCTAACTAAATTATCTTTTACTTGAGCCAAGTTTAAAATGTTTTTGGTAGCGGTAATAAAACCAGAGGCTTTACATTTAGACCCTTTTTTAATTTTAAACCTTACCCAAGTTGTTTTAGTCTTGTCCTCATTATCTTCATCAAACATCTGATAATATTTAATATCTGACATAGGTAATTTATTATCCTCAACTTGATCGTTGCGTATAAACTTTACAGATAATGGCTCATCTGCGGGCTGTGGGTTTTTCTTCCAAGACCAAGCATCACGACAACATTCAAAGTCTTTTTTAATCATTTGGCAAAATGTAAGTAAATGCCAAACAGGTAGATCGTAAGGCAATTCCCTAGTTTTACAGTAATGAGTTTCCACATCCTGCCCCTCGTAGTCTGGTACAGTTTTAGCTTTTTTCATCAATGAAAAACTTTCACAACTTTCATAATTACCATTAATAATAATTTCATCTGGGTAAATCCCTACGTTGAAATTTTTACCAATGCTTTTTAAGTATTTTGCTTCATTCATAACAGCAACCCACTCATCTGCGGTAAAATCTGTCGGTTGTGTAAAGTAGTTAGTATATCCCATTTTTCCTCCTAGTTTGATTTATTGATTAATACTATTTTTTTAATACCTATCCCATTTTTATACGGGATAACCTTATAAGGCGTAGGGCTGTTAAGCCCTGCCTCAATTGCTTGTTTTATATATTCTGCCCAATTCATATTCCTCCTAGTTTAATTGCGGTAGATAAGACCAAAATTTAATCCCTGCTACTGCGGTTAATGATAGACCAAGCCACACGCTTAAATGTATGGCTATAATTACTCCTAAAAACATAAGCGCAAAACAAAGCGCAAACGCAATTGCTGATAAATAAATATTCATTATTCATCCCCCCATAATCTAACGATTATAAGGGAACAAATTAGAGCCAATAAAAAGTATTCCATTACCACTCCTTCCTAGTTTCTGGCAAAATATGGATAACATTACCAAAAATTTCACCATCAAATAATTTGTTATAAAGTTTGGTAGCCTCAACATTGATAGGTTTAAGCCTCCATTGACCTTTTTCATCTTTTTGTTTTAGTTTGCCATTCTCATCAACTAATAAACAACCATAACTTTCAAGATCAATTCTCTCAACATAACCGCCAACGTGTTTTTGAGCCTCCTCTAATGTAGGCTCAACACCATCATAAACAGTTAATCTGCCTTCAAAGTTATTATTAATTACGCTTACTGTTTCCATGTTTTCTCTCCTATTTTAATTAACATAAGTTAATAATTATTTCATTTGATAAAACCCGTCAACCCATAAAATAACAATTTGCATAAAAAAAAACTTTAGTTTATAATGTTGCAAATATGTCACAAACCCTTACAGACAAACAAAAAATGTTCGTTGAATACTTTAGTCAGACGGGCAACGCTACACAATCCGCAATCAAGGCGGGATACTCTGAAAAGACTGCTGAACAGCAAGGCTACGAACTTAAAAACAAACTACAAAACCAAATTGAGGCGGCCACTAAAAAGCTGCTCGGGTCTGCTGTACCAATGGCGGTAGATAAACTTAAAAAATTGATAGAGAACGACAAGACTACTCCAAGCGTTCAACTAGGTGCAATCAATTCATTGCTAGATCGTACGGGCTACCAAACTACAACCAAATTTGAAGATATAACGGGTAAGAAAACAGACGAGGAACTTAAGGCCGAACTAGATCACTTACTATCAAACATGAAGATCGTTAAACTTACTGATCCTAATGATGGCGGGTCTAGCTTAAACTAGGTCGTTACTCCTCCATATCTCATCATACATAAGCATAACACCTAAAGGATGACACAAGCCTCATCACTCTGATTACCTGCGTAAGATGGCTGGATGATCGGTGTCCACACACACACACGCCTTCCCCCTGCTGCTGCCTCAAGTGCTGCGGTCTGGTAGATATTACCCCTGCTTTGTTCTATTCCTCTCCTACATACACACACAAACAATAGCTTCGTTGTGTGGATGGATGCCCGTGATTTGACCCCCACCCCCCCAAAACGATATTTGTGTCACTATACAATGGATGCCTCCGCAAACTCATGGGTAATTATTAAATATTAACCTATGTTAATAGCTTGCATATATAAAATTTTTAAACTATATGGCTTATATGGCACGTAAATTTCTACAGATAAAAAAACCTCAAACTTTATTGCATTTTCAGAATAGTACGTATATCTATAGATATGTTCTTGTTGATAGAGTTCCTTATACTGCTACACAACATTATGGGTTTGATGATAAGACGCATATGACTACCGAAGAAATTTTTGAGTTAGCAACACCACGTAAAATACGTAGAAAATATATTATAAAAAATGACAAGTGACGACCTAGAACAAGCTGTTAAGATAGCCAAAATATTAGAGCAAAGAAAAGCTACTAATCGTATGAGTGAATATAAACCATACAAATACCAAATGAAATTCCATAATGCAAAAGCGCAACAAAGATTGCTTATGGCTGGAAATAGGATCGGTAAGTCTTTTAGTGGGGCTATGGAAATGGCGTACCATGTGACGGGTCTATACCCAACGTGGTGGGAAGGTAAACGGTTTAACAGACCAATTCGTGCTTGGGCTGGGGGTGTTTCTAACGAAACCACTAGGGATGTTTGCCAAAAAGAACTTATCGGTCAACCAGATGACCCGTCTGCTAAAGGCACAGGTTCAATACCTTTAAAATACATAGTAGAAACTATTAGAAAAGCTGGCGTACCTAACGCATTAAACTCTGTTATTATAAAACACGTTTCTGGAGGCCATTCTAGGTTAGGTTTTAAATCTTATGATATGGGTAAAGAAAAATGGATGGGTGAAAGTGTAGATGTGATCTGGTTAGATGAAGAACCACCTACTCCAATATATACTCAATCACTAACACGGACAGCCGATAAAGGTGGTGTAGTATATATGACGTTTACACCAGAAAGCGGTATGACACAAACAGTTGCACAATTTGTAAATAATTTAAGAGCAGGCCAAGCATTAATAACAGCAGGATGGGATGATGCACCTCATATGACAAAAGAAGTTAGAGATCAAATTTTAGCCGCATTACCGCCACACGAAAGAAAAATGAGAGAACGTGGAATACCACAATTAGGTACTGGTTTAGTATTTCCTGTAGCAGAAGAAGAAATTGTATGTAAAGAAATTGAATTACCAGATCATTGGCCAAAAATTTGTGGGCTGGATTTTGGTTGGGATCACCCAACAGCCGCAGTATGGATTGCTTGGGATAGAGATACAGATACAGCTTATGTTTATGATTGTTATTCTATGAGGCAAGAAGCAGTACCTATTCATGCATCTGCTATAAAAATGAGAGGTAAACATATTCCTGTAATTTGGCCTATGGATGGTAGGCAAGCTGATAAAGGGTCTGGAAAAAGTCTAACACAACAATACAAAGAAGAAGGTGTAAACATGAGTAGAGAACATTTTAGTAATGCACCTGCAAATGGACAAAAAGAAGGTTCTGGAGGTAACTCTGTAGAAGCAGGTGTTCAAGAAATATATACTAGATTTAAAACACAAAGGTTGAAAATTTTTAAAAATCAAGGTAAACTACTAGAAGAATTGCGTATGTATCATAGAAAAGATGGTAAGATTGTACCAGCTAATGATGACGTAATATCTGCAATGAGATATGCAGTTATGTCGTTAAGAAAAGCTAGAACAAAATCGTATGAAAGATTACAAGTGCAATCAGAACATGAGTTTAATATATTTAATTAACAAGGAAAAAAAATGGGATTTGTAAGAAGAATTATAAGAACAATTACTCAAACAGTACAACCACCTGTAGCACAAGTACAAGCACCTGTACAAGCACCTGTAGCAGCACAAACTGCACCAGTAGATGTTGCGGCACAAAAAAAAGCAGCATTAGGTTCTGGTTATGGTACAAGTGGACAGACAGTAATGGCTGGTGGTGATACAGAAGAAGCAAATGTTTCTAAAACTATTTTAGGTGGCGGAAAAAAGAAAAAAATCAAAGCATAATTTATGGTTGAAGTCGTAACAAACGACAAGTGGAGAAAACCAATTGGTAATTATTTAAAAAAAAATTGTCATATATCTGCTGACATAAAAGATGAATTTTCTTACATTGGTTTTATAGAAAATGATAAAATATTAGGTGGATTTTTATTTACTGATTATGATGGTCATAACATCTACGTTCATCTAGCTATAGAAAGTCCTAGATTATTTACAAGAAAACATATAAGATACGTCTTTGACTACGGTTTTAAACAAATCGGCTGTGGTCGTATGACAGCAGTTTGTAAAAACGGATATGAACGTAATGAACGTATTTTATCTGGAACAGGTTGGAAAAAAGAAGGCGTAGTTAGACAAGTTATGAAAATAGATAATAATTTTGTTGATGCGGCTATATACGGTATGTTAAAAGAAGAATGTAAATGGATTTAGGAGAATAATTATGGGCGGAAAACCACAACCACAAATGCCACCACCAGTAGATCAATCGGTCTATGATAAAACAGATGCTGCAGAAGCAAAACTTGCGGCTGAAAAAGAAAAAATGTTAGGTACAAAGAAAAAAGGAATGCGTGGAACAATTTTAACTTCTGGTGTAGGTGATGAAACAGAAGCGGAAACAAGTAAAACAGTATTAGGAGGAGGAGTATAATGTCATTGGTAAAAAATATTAATGCTAGAAAAAAAGCTGGTACTTCAAGACCAAAAAGTAAATCAACAGTATCTGCAAAAGCATATAAAGCAATGAAGTCTGGTTGGAAGAATACAAAAAAAAGTTAGTATGGCATCTTTTGAATATGTAAAAAAACGTCTAGGCTCTATGGAAGAAGATAGAGGGTCTTGGGAAAGTCATTGGCAAGAAATTCTTGATTATGTTATGCCAAGAAAAGCAGATGTTATTACATTAAAAACTCGGGGTGAAAAAAGAACAGAAGTTCTTTATGATAGTACAGCTATTACTGCTAACAATTTATTAGCAGCATCATTACAAGGTACACTTACATCTCCATCATTAGCATGGTTTTCAATTAAATTAAGAGATGAAAATCTAAATCAAAATAGAGAAGTTGCTTTATGGTTAGAAGATACTGCAAAAAGAATGTATGATACTTTTAACGAAACAAATTTTAATACAGAAGTACATGAATTATATCTTGATCTATGCTCAATAGGTACAGGTGCAATTTTTGTTGAAGAAGCACAAAAAGGATTTGATACAGATGGTATTCATTTTAATTGTTTGCATATTGCAGAATACTATATTCAAGAAAATATAAATGGAAAAGTAGATACACTTTATAGAAAATATAAATTAACAGCTAGACAAGCTGTACAAGAATTTGGTGAAGAAAATTTAGGTGAAAAAATTTTAAAAGCATCAAGAGAAAAACCAGAAAAAAAATTTACATTTATTCACGCTGTAGAACCAAAAGAAGATTACGAAAGAGCAATAGGAAAATCTGCAACTAAATTACCATTTCATTCATGTCATGTTTGTGAAGAAGATAAAATGGTTGTTAGAACAGGTGGTTATAATGAGTTTCCATATTTAGTACCACGTTGGTCAAAAGCAACTGGTGAAATATTTGGAAGATCACCATCATTTAATGCGTTACCAGATATTAAAACTTTAAACAAAGCAGTTGAAATTGGATTAAAAGCATGGGCTAAAGCAATTGATCCACCATTACTTGTTCAAGATGACGGTGTAATTGGTAGAGTTAGAATGACACCTGCTGGTATTACAGTTGTTAGAAATGACGGTGCTGTTAAACCATTACAAATTGGTTCTAATTGGCAAATAACTGACATGAAAGAAAACCAATTAAGAACTGCTATTAGACAAGCATTTTATTCAGACCAACTACAATTACAAGATGGGCCACAAATGACAGCAACAGAAGTTCAAGTTAGATATGAACTTATGCAAAGATTACTTGGGCCAACATTAGGTCGTTTTCAAACTGAATTTTTAAATCCATTAATTGAAAGAGTATTTGGAATTATGTTTAGAGCAGGTGCTTTATTACCTGCACCAGATGTTATTCAAGATACTACAATTGATGTAGAATATGTTGGGCCATTAGCTAGATCACAAAGAATGGAAGAAGCAGTTGCTATTGAAAGATTATACACACTAGCAATGAATATTGCACAAGTTGATCCTGCTATCATGGATAATATAGATCACGATAACGCAATTAGAATGAGAGCAAAATTATTAGGTGTACCTAAAACTGTTTTAAGAGGTAAAGATCAAGTTGATGAAATGAGAGCCGCACAAGCAGAAGCACAACAACAAGCTGCAATGGCACAACAAGCACAACAAGAAGCGCAAGTAGCCAATACACAAGCTGACGCAACTAAAAAATTATCAGACCCTAATGTACAATCCGCTATGGGAGATATGGCAGATGATATGGGTATGTCTGATATGATGGGATAATATGGCAGATCAAGATACTGATCTAAAACAATTAAAGCAACAATACAAAATTACATTTTCATCTAAAGAAGGTGAAAAAGTATTAGCAGATTTAACGTCTGCTTATTATCATAGAAGTTCATTTAAAGAGAACCCATATGAAACAGCCTTTCGTGAAGGACAACGATCGGTATTAATCAGAATAATCAATCTAATAAAGGAGAATAAAAATGTCTGATGAACAAACGACCACTAATGACAATCCAGTAGAAACTCAAACAACTGATGTAGCACAAAACACAGTTAATACAGTTCTTGGATCAGAAGGTGATAATCAAAATGATTGGAGATCAACACTTTCAGAAGATTTAAAAAATGATCCAACTTTATCAAACTTTAAAGATGTAGAAAGTCTTGCTAAAACTGTAGTACATCAACAAAAGTTATTAGGTAGTAAAATACCATTACCTAAAACAGATGAAGAACGTAATGAACTTTATACTAAATTAGGCAGACCAGAAACTGCAGATAAATATGAAGTTACTATTCCAAATGATATGGAACATTTTATGCCTAAAGAAGATATTTCACAATTTAAAAATGTTGCTCATAAAATTGGATTAAATAATGAACAAGTAAATGCATTAATGGAATTTCAAGTTAGTGCAACTAAAAATGCTATAGATAATGAAGGCAATGTTCTTAAACAAGAAAAAGAACAATCAACAGAAGCCCTTAAAAAAGAATGGGGTTATGATTATGATAAAAATGTTAGAGCAGCACAAAGAGCATTAAATGTTTATGGTGATGCAGAATTACAACAACTTTTAAATGAAACATCTGCTGGTAATAATCCTGCTGTAGTAAAATTTTTAGCAACTATTGGTAAAGAAGTAACAGAAGATATGGCTCAAAATACTACTAATAATAGATTAGCTACATCTCCGTTAGATGCTAAAGAAGAAATTAATAATGTTATGGCTGATACAAGTCATGCTTATTTTAATCCATCACACCCAAACCATGAAATTGCTGTAGAAAAAATGCGACAATTACATGAAAAAGTGTATGGTAAATAAGTCACAAGTGTGATATTATTACAACAATATATTTGCCCGAAAGGACAACAAATGTATAAGTCATGTTGACTATAAAACCGTAGTGATTGTAGCGTTATTACAATAAGGTTTCCCAGTAATGGACAAAGACCGATTAATTGGAATATGGTTTAATACATTTGTATTATGCTCTCTATTCTTAACTTTTAAATAAGGACTAAATAATATGAGTACACAAATAACAACAGCTTTTGTAGAACAATACAAAAGTAATGTGTTTCATCTTGCACAGCAAAAAGGTTCAAGGTTAAGAGGTGCGGTTAAATCTGAAACGGTAACTGGTACATCTCACTACTTTGAAAGAATTGGTGCAACTGCAGCACTTGTAAGAACAACAAGACATCAAAACACTCCTCAAGTGAATACACCTCACTCAAGAAGAAAAGTTACATTGGCTGACTACGATTGGGCTGATTTAATTGACCAAGAGGATAAAGTTAGAATGTTAATATCACCTCAATCTGAATATGCGAAAGCTGGTGCTTACGCTATGGGTAGAGCAATGGATGACGCAATTATTGCGGCCGCTTCTGGCAATGCATTTGGTGGAGTAGCTGGTGCTACTTCTGTTGCATTACCTGCTGGTCAAAAAATTGCAGTAGGCAGTACTTCTCTAACAGTTGCAAAACTTATTGCTGCTAAAGAGATTATAGATGCTTCTGACGTTGATCCAGATGAAACTAAATACTTGGTTTGTTCAGCTAAAGAGATTACTTCTCTATTAGGTGATGAAAAAGTAACTTCTGCTGATTACAATAATGTAAAAGCACTTGTTGCAGGCCAAATTGATAGTTTCATGGGCTTTAACTTTATCAGAACTGAAAGAGTTGCAACTGTTGGTGGCGATCATCTAGCACTTGCATTTACTGGTTCTGCTATGGGTCTTGCATTAGGTAGAGATATTAATACAAGAATATCTGAAAGAGATGACAAGAACTATGCAACTCAAGTATTCCTATCTATGACGATTGGTGCAACTAGAGTTGAAGATGAAAAAGTTGTAGAAATAGCTTGTAACGTATAATATACTTATACTTACAATTTTTTACAAAGTGGGGCGTTGAAATACACGCCCCATATAATATTTAAAAGGATATATGGCTACAGAAGTTTCAATTTGTTCAAACGCATTAAGAAGATTAGGAGATGATCCTATTACGTCACTTACAGATGATACTGAAAGAGCAAGACTTTGTAATTCATTTTATTCAGATGCAAGAGATGCAGTTTTAAGATTACATACTTGGAACTTTGCAGTTACAAGAGCATCATTAGCACAATTAGCAGCAGCACCCGCTTATGGGTTTACATACCAATATTCACTTCCTTCTGATTGTTTAAGAGTATTACAAATGGAAGAACCTCATTTTATTTTTAAAATAGAAAACGTAGCTACTCACGGTAGAGTATTATTAACAAATGAAGGCACAGCAAATATTATGTATGTTGCAAGAATTACTAATACTACATTAATGGATAGTATGTTTGTTGATACACTTACTGCAAAATTAGCTACAGATTTATCTTATCCAGTAACAAACTCTGTACAATTACAAACTCAAATGCAGAAACTCTATGAATATAAACTTTCGGAAGCCCGTAGTGTGGATGGACAAGAAGGATTTATTGATGATCTTGTTTCTGACACATTTACAACTTTCCGAAGATAATGGCTAGAGTACATCCTTTTCAAACAAATTTTACTGCTGGTGAATTAACACCAAAACTTGCAGGTCAAATTGATTTTAAAAAATACAATAATGGCGTTGAGATAATGGAAAATATGACAGTATTTCCACAAGGCGGTGCATCAAGAAGATATGGTACTAGATATGTAGCACCAGTTAAGGATAGTTCTAAAGTAACTAGATTAATTCCTTTTGAATTTAATGTTGAACAATCATATGTATTAGAATTTGGACATCAATATATTAGATTTTATAAAGATGATGGTCAAATAGTTTCTAGTGGTTCTCCATATGAAATATCTACAAATATTACAGAAGATAAATTATATGAAATACAATTTACACAATCAGCAGACGTTATGTATATTGTACATGAAAGTTTACCCGTACAAAAATTATCAAGATTAGGTCATACTAGCTGGACACTTGCAACAGTAGATTTTAAAAATGGCCCATATTTAGATAAAAATACTTCATCAACAACTATGACACCTAGTGGTACATCTGGTAGTATAACTATTACATCATCAACAGGTACGTTTGTTTCAACAGATGTAGGAAGATTAGTTAGAATAGGAGATGGTCATGCTAAAATTACTGGATTTAGTTCCACTACATCAGTATCAGCAACAACTACTACAGATTTTGCAAATACAAGTGCTAATGCTGATTGGTATTTAGGTGCATGGTGTTCTGCAAAAGGATACCCTAAAACAGTTTCATTTTTTGAACAAAGATTAGTATTTGGTGGTAGTACATTTTATCCACAAACTATATGGGCATCTGAAAGTGGTTTTTATGAAAAATTTGATACAGGTGCAGGTGATCCTGCAGATGCATTTATTTATACTATTGCTGCTAACAAAGTAAACACTATAAGATGGTTAGCACCCGCTAGAGATTTAATTGTAGGTACTGCTGGTGGTGAATTTAAAGTTGGAAAACCTGCTGGTGAGCCTTTACAACCCGATAACGTACAAATTACACAACAAACTACTTATGGCGGTTATACAACACAACCTATTCAAATTGGTAACGCTGTATTATTTTTACAAAGACAAAGAAAAAAAATTAGAGAATTTTCTTACAGATTTGAAGATGATGCATACCTTGCACCAGACATGACATTACTTGCTGAACATATTACAGGTAATGGAATTGTTGATGTTGATTATGCACAAGAACCAGAAAGTATTTATTGGGCAGTAAGAGAAGATGGTACTTTATTAGGTATGACATATCAAAGAGAAGAAGATGTTATTGCTTGGCATAGACATATTATTGGTGGTTCTTTTAAACAAACTTTTAATGCCGCAACTGCTGTAACATCTAAAACAAGTGATTCTCTCTTTAATGGTTTTATTACAATATCTAATCATGGTTTTGTTACAGGTGATAAAGTTTTATATAGTTCAAATGGTGGTACTAAAATTGGTGGTTTACAAGATAATAGTTTTTATCATGTTATAGCAAAAGATGCTAACAACATTGAATTTGCAGAAACATATCAACAAGCAAAAGATAGAACTGTAATACAAATAAGTGCTGGTGTTGGTACACAAAGCATACAATCACAAGCTAAAGTTAAATCTATTTGTACTATTTCAGAAGAATTAGAAAACCAAACATGGATTATTGTTGAAAGAAAAGTAAATGGTAGCATAGTAAAATATGTTGAATATTTAGATAAAACTGTAAATATGGATAGTTCTTTATCTACAACTGTAAATGCTAGTAGTACAACAATAACAGGATTAAATCATTTAGAAGGTGAAAGTGTACAAATACTTATTGGTGATGCTGTATATCCTAACCAGACAGTATCAAGTGGACAAATATCTGTTAGTTTATCACCAAATACAGGTTTTAAATCTTTAGAAGTTGGTCTTGGTTTTGTATCACAATTAAAAACTATGCGAGTAGAAGCTGGTGCTGCTGCTGGTACTGCACAAGGTAGAAAAAAAAGATATAATGAAGTTATGGTAAGATTACATGAAACAGTTGGTATTAATATAAATGGAGATCAATTACCATTTAGAACATCATCTACTCCAATGGGTCAAAATATTAAAGAATTTACTGGAGATAAAAGAGTAATTAATTTAGGATGGGATAGAGATGGACAAATAATTATAAAACAAGAACAACCATTACCTATGACTATTTTAGGAATAACAGGAACATTAGTAACAAGTGATTAAGGATTAAATTATGGCATGGCAAGTATTAGCCGCAATGGCGGCAAGCACAGCAGTTACGTTGATGGGTCAACGTCAACAAATGAAAACTATGAAAGCAAACGCTGCTTGGCAAAACTATGAAAATGAACTTTCATTTCAATACGAAAAACAAAAAACATTAAAAGCACAAACTAAATTAATGAGCAAACAAAGAGCCGCTATAGGTGCATCTGGCGCACAATTTACTGGTTCACCATTAATTGTAGCTAATTCAGATTTTGAAGAATTTGAAAGTGATTTATGGTATATGGAAAAAAGATTTTTTGTTCAAAGTGCAGCAAGAGATGCTGAACTAACAGGATTACTTACAGCACAAAAATACAAAATGGGTCAAACATTATTGTCTGGCGCAAGTAGTGCAACTAATTATAAATATAATAATAAAGCTGCAAATACTACAGGAACTGGTGGATAATGATTTATTTAATTAAAGTCTGGGATGGCATGGAAAAAATATTTGAAGGATTTTCAAGAACAGAACCTTCTACTAAAGAATTTAATGCATGGACAGATAAAACAAATGAAAAAGGAACAACAATAAAGGTAAATTTTACACCTGCTAGATATAGGATTACTTATGAAACTGCCTAGATATAAAGATAGTGCTTCTTCTAATGTTGTTGCTAGTAATAGATCATTAACAACTGGTGTTGCAACTGGTGGTGCTATTGCTGATATAGGTGCATTAGCTTTAAGTAAAGTTGCTGAATATGGTGCAATGAAAAATAACCATGAAGCTAAATTAAGAAGATTAGATATTAATACTAATAAATCTTTATCAGACAGTATGATGTTTGGTAAAACTTCTGAATTTGAAAACTCTTTAATGAATAGAGAAGATTTTTTAACTCCAGATAATTGGTTGTTAGATTATGACACTCAAGCAAAAGGATGGGAAAAAGAATTTAAAACAGGTTTAGATGAGCAAACTTGGACAGAATATCAACCTTTATATTATCAAAAATTTTTTGAAAGTAGAAACAAAGTTGTTACAGCAATAAATAATCAAAAACTTAAAAATGCAGGTCATGCTTTTAATGAATCACTTAATACTTATAATAAAACATTAGAAAATGCTACATCATTAAGAGAAATGGAAACAGCATATGAATTATATACTGAAATACATTTAGCAGATAATGTTAAAACTAATTTATTTGATACTGATAAATTTAACAAAGTTAAAGATGAAACTAAACAATATACAAATGTAAAATACGGTATGTTTCAAGCTACACAAGGTTTAAATATTCAATCACCAAATGGTAGTAAAGAAATAGATTGGAATAGCGTTACATCAAGATTAAAAAATAAAAATTTTAGTATGGTAGATATTGAAGGTAATGAAATTACTGTAGATGATGATTTAAGACAAATTTTAATTAAAGAAGCAACTGAATTATTTAACACTCAAAATGGATTACACACAAAACAAAAAGAAGATAATGATAAAACAGATAAAAAAGATTTTACTAACAGAATAATTAGTCTTGAAACTGGATCAAAAGAAGGTGCAGAAGGTGCTAAAAACTTTATGGCTGATTTAGAAAAATCTAATTTAGAACCTTCAATGAAATTAACTTTAAGAACTGCATACAATGCTTCTCTAAACAATATGAAAAATGGTAAAAATAGTTGGAACTCTGTACAAGGAACGCAAGCATTAAGTTTAGTAACTTATATGGTAGGTTCTGGTGCAATGGACACAGAAGCAGAAAGACAAGTTATTTTTGATTTAATGGCTAATGGATTATTAAAACCAGAAACTGCATTAAGTTTATATGATAAAAGTATTTCATTAACTAAAAATAGAAATGCATTTAAAAAAGATTTAACTACAAGAGCAACATCTATGCTTATGAAAGAAATAGGCGCAGGTGATGGTGTTTTAAGTTTATTAGATAATATACAAAATGTACCACCAGAACAAAGAACAGCAATGCTAACTCAAGCATTAAGTAGTGGTAGAATGACACAAGAAGCATATAACGCTATGAATAATATGTTTAGCTTACTTGCTCAAGGTGAAAGAAAAGGATTTACATATGAAAATATGTTAGTCAATCAAAGACACCCTAATTACATTTTAAATGATTTAATTTCAACATATAAAGGTTCTATGAATGACGCTAGATTAAAAGAATTACAAACTAAAATTGATGGCATTGTAGGTACAACAGCAACAGATAAAACTTTTTATATTATGCCTACAGATTATTTTACAAACAAAACACCTTCTAATGCTAATATGGTTGTACCTCAAAGACTTGAAGGAGAAGGTGTATTAGAATACGTTAAACGTGCTAAAAAATTAATTAAAAGAAATGATAACTTACCAAGTGTTATAACAGGTGATAATATAGAAACATTAGATATATCAGATTTGTTTATAATGCCAGACTTTGAATAAATATGAAAATAACAGCTTTACAATTATCACAAGCTGGTTTTGATAACGACACAATTAAGTCGTATGTTGATAACCAATTACCTTTACTAGAAAAAGCAGGATTTAGTAAAAACGAAATATATAAATCTTACGGTATTATAAAAGTACAAGATACTCCATTACATGATTATGATATGCAGGAAGATACTACTGCTGTTACAGATAATAGTATAACATTAGGTAAAAAAAATAGCTTAATGGTAAGTCAAGATATAGAAAATGCTGACACTATAAATACTAGCAAAACAAGTGATGCAAAATATAATCTAAAAAATACTACATTTGATTTACTTAAAAACGAAGATCAAGCTAAAATTGTAGATAAAATAGGTGAGGCATACAAATTATTTAAAGAAGATGATGAAGGTAGAGTTGGTTTTATAGATAATTGGATGGAAAACTATTATCCAAATATTGCTTATGAAAAGAAAAACTTTATGCTTAACCCAGATTTAAGTTTAGCGGAAAGTGCATTAAATGATGCACAAGTTAAAATGTTAGATGGTTTAACAGCTAAAGACAAAATATCTGGTAATTTAGGTTTTATTAAAGAAGAAGGTAGATATGTATTTGATAAAAATTTTGTAGAAGCTGAAAAAGAAAGAAAATTTAATGAAAAGATAAATGTATTACATACAGCATTTTCAACAGGCCAAAACACTTTAGCATTATTAGAGTACACAAAACAAAATTATGGATTTAACGATATGCAAAATATGTATCTTAATGAATTTATGTCATTTGTTTCAGCATTAGAAAGTGATAATAAAAATATTTATAATGCAGATGGTAGTGCAGCAGGTTTATTTCAATTTAGAAAATCTGGTTTTAGAACTGCAATAAACAGATTTAACAATATTATGACTAGAATGAACCCTAATTATCAATTACCTAATTGGGTTCAAGATGCATTGGTACACCAAGACCCTACAAGATTATCACCAGATGAACAAAAAGCATTAGCATTAGCTAACTTTTTAGAAATGCCAGCAAGTACAAAATTTAATCGTGCTGGTTCAGATGCTTTATTAAAAGCAATTGCTGACGGTGATGTTGATGCAATGAAAGAATTATACATAAAATATCATCATGCTGATTACGAAAAAGTACCAGATATACAAGCAGGTGATGGTCAAGAATTTAGACTTGTAGATAATGAAGCATTAAAAGATAGAACTGATAAATATTTTTCTAAATGGGGTACTGATAATTATGAATATCAAACAGCACAATTAGCTTATTGGGGTAACGATAATATAGTTACTAAAGCATTAGAAAAATTACCCGCTAACGCAGGAGATAAATTATTAAATGCTTTTGGTGGTAAAGGTTATTACAACGTATTTACAAATGGATATGAACAATCTGTAAATGGTGTAATGGATAGATATTACCAAATATTTATTAATGACCCAAATGCTGATCCATATGAAGCAATACAAAAAGTATTTATGTATCAAGATCAAAGATTTGATAAAGATATTATTTCGGCTGCTGCAACATTAGTCAATGATTTACCTTATATGGCAGCAGGTTGTTTTGCTGCAGCAGGAACAGCATTAGTTGGTAGTTTAGGTACTTCTGCACCTGCTACACCTGTTATATGTGGTGCTGGTGGTTTTGCATTACCAGAAGTTATGAGATCAGCATACATGAGAGCAATAGAAGATAATTATGTTGGATCATTTCCAGAATTTTTAAGTCATTACATGGATAAAAAAACAGCAGTAGTTGCTGGTAAAGCAGCAGTTATTGGTGGTGCTACATTTGGTGTTGGTGCTAAAGTAAAAGCAGTTACAGGAAGTACAACAGCTAGATTAGCATCAGAAATAACTGTTATGACTACTCTAGGGGCAGCTATGGAAGGCCACGTACCTACTTTAAAAGATTTTGCTCATGCTACGGTCTTGGTTTTTGGAATACACGGATCAATAAGAGGTATGAGTACGTTTAAAGAAATTTATACTCAATACTCAAGACACCCTAGAGATGTTATTAAAGACATGGAAAGTGATATTAGTATAAGAGTTGCAATAGAAAACGGTGAAATACCATCTGTTTATAAACAAGGTGCAGAAACTGTTATTAAAGGATTAGAAAAACAAGCTGATATTAAATTATTACCACCACCAAAATATAAAAATAATGAAATTGTAAATATATCTACATCTTCAACAGAAGTTGCTAAAGTAAAAGGTAAAGAAACAATAGGTTCAGAACAAGTAATTATTGTTGAAAAAGCTAATGGTTCAACAATTCCCGTATTAGAAAGTCAAGTAAGAAAAGCACCAATTAAACCAATAGAAGTAATAGTAGAAGGTGATAAACTATCTATAAAAATTGCTAAAGATAATTCATTTAAAGAAAGAAAAGAAAACGGTGAATTTGCAGCAGATATAGTTGAGTTAGTAAAAGATGTAGATGGAGTATTTAAAGAAACTAATTTTAAATCTTCACCAGAAGCAGTTGTAAGAGAAACTGGATCATCTACTAAAGTGGTTACATTAGATGGTAAAACTATTGCTAATGAAAGTATTACAATCCAAAGTAAATTTTACCCAGAACTAACTAAACTGTTTAATAAAAATCAAACTAAAAAAACAGAATACAAAAATGCTAAAGATTTTATTAATAATGAAAGAAGTCAAATATCAAGTAGAAATAAAAAAGCAGAAATATTATTTGCATTAGAAGCAGGTGGTAAATCTAGGTTTGAAGTAGCTACTTTAATTGTTAGAGTTGGTAATGAAAATGTAGCAATTAATAGATCAGCTTATGAACAACTAATTAAATTTACAGAAAATGGTCAAGTTAAAACTGCTCAAGTTATGGGTGCAGGTAAAGATAGCCCTATACTATTTTTACATCCAGAAACTAATAAAATTTTAGCTACAATAAAACCAGAAAAAATACAAAATGGCGAAATTAATGCACAAGCAAATAATTACTTTGAAAACTTTAAAGAAAAAGAAGGTGTATTTTATGATAAATTAAATAATAGTAAAAGTGGTGATAACTGGGGAATACCTAACGATATATTTACATCAACAAAAAATTTACCAGCAGATTATTCTACTAATGCAGCAGCATGGAAAGGATTGTTTAACTCATCAAGAGGGTTAGACATGATTGATCTTGTAGAATTATACAAAGTATTTGTTAAAAAATCACCAGAACTTAAAAATTTACCAGAAGGTTTAAATGGTTATTTTCAGTTTAAAGGAAAAAAATCACCTAGAATAGTTATAAACGAAGCATTACAAAAAAACCCAGAACAATTTATGATGACGTTTGCGCATGAATTGGGTCATCTAATTGATTATTTACCTAACGGTACTTTAAGTAGAGGAAACATATTAGGTTCAATAGCTACTTTAAAAGGTTATATGAACAAATGGATTGACGGTAAAAATGAAGGTGCAAAACCTTTTAGTGCAAAAGAAATAGAGGGAATGAAAAAAGCCGCTATAAAAGAGGCTAAAGAAAAAGAAGGTGAAGTTAAAGTAGATTTAGAAAAATTAGAAATTACACCAGAAACAGTATTACAAATATTTAGAGATGCTGGTGCTAGAGAAAAAATTAATCCAGATTTTTATAATGCATTTGTTAAGTTAGATGGTGCTGTTAAAAAATTAGTAGTTAGAGATGCATTAAAAGGATTAATGTCAAATCATCTAAAAGCTATTGCAGACAAAATTAACGGTAAACCTAGTGATAGTAGATTAACTAATGAAGCATACAAAATCTTTGCTAAAAACTTTGAAAGAAATTTAAAAGAAAGAAACCTAGTAAACAAAGAATGGATTACATCAGAACTTAAAAGTTTATCAGCTAAATGGAAACCATTTGATAGAAGTGCTAGCGTAAAATATACAGCATATAGAGATGGCCCAAGAGAATTAATGGCTGATTTTATGATGGCGTTTATGTTACGACCACAATGGGTTAAAAACAATGCACCTAGAACTTGGGAAATGTGGATGCATTATATGCACGCTAGACCAGAAGTAAAAGCAAATTGGGAAAGAATACAAATAGATTTAAAATCTGGATCAGACAAAAGATTAGGTAAAGTAGTATCAGATATAAGTAATATGTTTAGAGAAACTAATGACTTAATGATTGAGAGAATAGAAAAAGATTACACACCTTCTAAAGCAGATATTCTAGGTACAGAAGCAATAGATAACTTTTATTGGATATACAGAAGATTTAGAGGAACTGGTAATGAAAGATGGCATAGTCCATTAGCAAAAGACTTAAACTGGTCTATTGAAAATTACAGATACCGTCATGCTAAATTAAAAAGATATACAGAAGATATGATTAACAAGGTTGTCAAACCAGCAGAAGAATTGGGATACAACTCAATTGATATTGGTACTGCATTATTTTTAAGAAACATAGCTGAAAGTTCTCAAAGAAATAAATTAGTAAATGCATTGGGTATTATGAAAGTTAATCCAGAATTAGCTAAAAAATTAGGAGATAGAACTGCTAAAGAAGTTTATGATTATTATGCAAAAATGCATCCAGATTTAATAAATTTAACAAACGAATTTTACAAAGTAAGACAAGAAATGGTTATTCCAGAATTAAAAGAAAGTGGAATGTATAGTGCAGAATTAATAGCTAAATTAGAAAATAATAAAGAATATATTACATTTAACGTAAGAAAATATTTATTAGAACGTATAGAAAAATATGGGCCAAATTCAAGTGCTACAAAATTTTTAAAAGGTTCTAAAGGTTCATTTGATGACATTATGAATGTATTTAACGCAACACTTGAAAAAGATATGTTGTTATTAGTTGAAGCTAAAAGACATAGAACAATGGCATTAACTATCCAATGGTTAAAACAAAATAAAAATTGGATGGAACGATATAGTAAAAAGGTTGGAGAACCATCTGATAGAATTATTTATAAACCTAAATTTGTTGGAGAAGGTAGATTAGAAAAACCCGCTAAAGGCATGGAACAATTTAGTTACATGAAAGATGGTAAAATGGTGCATTGGCACGTTAATAAATTTGTTGCACAATCATTTAAAGAAAATCCTAATGGTACGTTCTATATGTATAAATTAATGACACAAACTGGTGATGTTTTTAGAAAATTATTTACTGAATATAATCCTGCTTTCTGGCCAATCAACTTGGGTAGAGATTTAAACAGATCAGTTAAATTATTAAAAGGTGCTAGATATGTAGATATAGCTGGTATGGGTAAAAACTCATTACTTAAATATTATTTTAAAGCAATAAAACCTGCTTATAAATCTATTTTTAAAGATGGTACTGAACTAACTAAATGGATGGAAAACGAAGGTTTTTTAATATCTATGAATGAAGGTTATAGAGGACAGGCAGGTAATAAAGCATTATTAAGAGATAAAGACCCAGACACTTATGCGCTTGAAAAATTACTAGGTGATCTAAATAAGAAAAAAGGTTTTGACAAATATTGGAGTTCAACATTTGGGTACTTGTTTGAAAGTCTTGGTAACTTTGCAAGAATGTTTGAAAGAACACCTAAAATTGCAGGAACAATGTTTTTAAAAGATCAAATTAAAAGAGGTGAATTAAAAATGTCTGATAAAGAAATGATGTTAAGAGTTCAATCAGAAGTAGGATCACCAAACTTTTTAAGACAAGGTAAATTAAATGCATTAACTAATAATCTATATTTATATTCTAACGCATTTAAAGAAGGTTGGAGAGCAGATATAACTAGAGCCAAAGAAGCACCTTTTTCTGTTGGTAGTAAATTTATAGCATACAATGTAATTCCTAAAATATTACAAAAAGCTATGGAAATAGGATTGTTTGGTGTTGGTTTAGGTGCTGTTTATAAATATGGTATTTCTGATTGGGATAAAATAAATTACATTCCAATAGTATTAGGTGAAACTCCAGATGGCAGACCGATATATTTAAGAATACCACAAGATGAAACATCAAGAATAATTAATGGTGTACTTTATAAAGCAATGAGTATTGGTGATGATGGTAAAGCTGGAACATTGGAAACACCTGCTGATTTATTTGGTTATGTAGGATCGTCTGGATTACCTTCTATGAACCCTGTATTTAGTTTATTTGCTGATTTAATAGGATGGATGAATGGTACTACACCATATGATGATTTTAGAGGTACAACTGCAATTGATAAAACAACTGATAAAGCAGATGATGCTAGAAAAAATAAAGAAATATTAAAATGGTTTTTTAATACTTATTCTGGTCAAGGTGTATATAAATTTAAAAGTAATGATTTAAAAGAAATAACAAATGAATTAGAAAAAGTATTAGATATACCAGTAATAGGTAGAGTAATAAATAGATGGATTAAAATAGGACAACATCCAGCTATAGGATTTATGGAAAAATCAGAAGGTGGTATAGAGCAATTTGAAAAAGAAAATGCACAAATTACACTTGATTATAAAGAGGCTGTAGCAAATTTAGTTACAGGAGAACCTTTAACAGATAAACATAAATTGGCCTTAATGGTTAGAGGTGAAAGATTAAAAACAAATAAATTGTTAATAGAAAGATTATCTGCTCAAGCTGGTGGTACTGTATTATTACAAGAAATATTAAGTGAAAATGACAGTAAAAAACTAGCTATTAAGATAATGAAGTTGATTGAATTTATTGAAAAAACTGATAATGAGTATCCTATTAACTTTATTAAAAAGGAAAAATCTGATAAAATAGAAGAATAATATGACTATTAGTACAACAATTATAAAAAATTCTTACTCTGGTAATGCTTCTCAAACAGTATTTCCTTACACTTTTAAGATAAGTGTAAATGCTGATATACAAGTTATTTTAAGATCAGCTACAGGAACAGAAACAGTTAAATCAATATCATCTGATTATTCAGTTAGTGGTGCAGGAAATGCAAGTGGTGGTAATGTTACTATGGGTGTTGCACCAGCAAGCGGTGAAACACTTGTTATTAGACGTGCTACAGTACAAACTCAAAATATTGATCTTGTTGAAAACGATCCTTTTTCTGCTGAAACAGTAGAAGGTGGATTTGATAAATCAGTATCATTAGTACAAGAAATTCAAGAAGAAGCAGATAGATCATTAAAACTATCAAGAACAAATACTATGACATCAACTGAATTTACGGTTGACGCAGTTAGTAGAGCAGGTAAAGTTTTAGGTTTTGATAATGCTGGAGAGTTAGCTGTTACAAATGAAATTGGAATTAATAAAGGAAATTGGTCTGCTTCAACAACTTATGCAAATAGAGATATTGTTAAAGATACTTCTACTAATAATATTTTTATGGCTAACACGGTTCACACTTCAAGTGGCTCTCAACCTTTAACAACTAATACAGATAGTGCTAAATGGGATTTATTAGTAGATGCAGCTAGTGCGACAACTGCAGCAACAACTGCTACAACACAAGCAGGAATAGCAACTACAAAAGCTGGTGAAGCAGCAGCTAGTGCAAGTTCTGTATCAACTTCTGCAAGTAATGCTGCAACAAGTGCAACTAATGCCTCTAACTCTGCAACAACTTCTACTAATCAAGCAACAGCAGCAGCATCAAGCGCAACTGCAGCAGCAGGAAGTGCTAGTGCAGCAGCAACAACATTTGATTTATTTGATGATGCGTATTTAGGCGCAAAGTCAAGCAATCCATCAGTAGATAATGACGGTAACGCATTAGCAGATGGTGCATTGTATTTTGATACTACCAATGATGTAATGAAAGTTTATAATCTTGCTAGCACTACATGGTTACAACTTACACCAACAGTTACAAATCAAAATAAAATAAACACAGTTGCAGGAATTTCAGCAAATGTAACAACAGTAGCAGGTTTAAGTTCAGCGATTGGTACAGTAAATTCTAATTCAACAAATATAAATTTAGTAGCAACTAACAATACTAATGTTACAAATGTAGGTACAAACATAGCTGCAATTACAACTGCAGCAACTAACCTTGCAGACATAAATGCTTTTGCAAATATATATCTTGGCCCAAGTGGTACAGCACCAACTGCAGACCCAGATGGTTCGGCATTAGATTTAGGAGATTTATATTTTGATACAGCCTCAAACACTATGAAGGTTTATTCTTCTGGTGGATGGATTGCTGCAGGTTCTGCGGTAAATGGAACAGCTAATAGATTTGAATATACTGCAACAGCAGGTCAAACAACATTTACTGGTGCAGACACTAATTCTGCAACAATGGCTTATGATGCAGGATTTATTGATTGTTATTTGAATGGGGTAAAATTAGCTAATGCAGATTTTACTGCAACTAATGGAACTTCTGTAGTTCTTGGTACTGGTGCTGCAGTAAACGATATTTTAATGGTTGTTGCCTTTGGTACTTTTAGTTTATCAAATTTTAGTATTACAGCCGCAAATGATGTACCAGCAGCATTAGGATCAGCAGGACAGGCTTTAGTAGTTAATGCTGGTGCTAACGCTTTAGAATTTTCTAATGCTTCTTCTGCAGAAATTTATGGTTTTAATAAATATTACAATCCATCTACTTTAGTAAAAACAGTAACAGTAGTTTCAGTTGGTGGTTCTAATAAATATTTTATAGATGGTGTTCAACAAGATACTTTAGATTTATACGAGGGTAATACTTACATATTTAACCACCCGTCAGCACACCCATTTAGATTTTCTACAGATAGTGGAAACTCAAGTGCTTACACTACTGGTGTAACTGTAAATTCTACAACACAAGTTACAATCGTAGTGGCATCTAATGCACCTACACTTTATTATTATTGCTCATCACACTCAAATATGGGTGGACAAGCAAACACACCAACACCTGCAAATAATGCAGCTAGATATATTACAACTAATCAAGGTGCAGATAATATAGATGCAGCAAGTTATGCTGGATTTGATGATGTATTATTTAGTGCTTCTGGCTTTGTTTTTAGTATTAGTAATGGTAATTTAATTGCAACAATATAATTGATATTAATATAGAAATAGGATAAAAGGAGAACAATATGGCAACAATAAATTTAGGCGCAATAAAATTTAACTGGAAAGGTGCTTACAATAGTAGCACAACCTACGCTATTGATGACGTAGTTTCATCAAGTGGAAATAGTTATGTTTGTATTCAAGCCCATTCAAATCAAGCAGTAGGCAACGCAACAGCTTACTGGAATATAATGAGTTCAGCAGGTACTAATGGTACTAATGGAACTGACTTAACATCAACACTTTCAGCTAGAGGAGATATTGTCTTTAAAGGTGCAAGTGCATTAACTAGACTACCAAAAGGTACAGCTGGTTATTATCTTAAACAAGGTGCTAACGATCCAGAGTGGGCAGCAGTATCAGGTGGAGATGTAGTAAAACTAGCAACAGTTAATGTTTCAGCAGCCTCTACAATATCAATAGATGGTAATGGTTCATGGGTAGATAATTCTGTTTATGGAAGTTATATATTCATAATACAAAATTTATCTACTTCAAACGATAGTAGCAGTTCTGAAGTTTTTTGGAGAATGAATACTGGCGGTTCACCATTCACTAGTTCAGCATATTATTCTATAGTAACTTCTACTGATGCAAATAGTGGTTCTTCTAGTAATGGTAGTACAAAAAGATGGGCAGATGCTTCATGGGGTCTTTCACATAACAATATGGATGGTGAGGCTCATAGAACTGGATATGGTAAAATAGAAATATTAAATACTGGTGGAAATAATATTGGTGGTTCTGGGGATTATTACGTTAATATGATGTCTGATTTTATTTCACACCACTCAAATTCATCAACAGTTTATAGAAATGCCCAAATGGGTTGGTTGGCTAGTAATGCTAGTTTGTTTTCTGGAATATCAATTTTTCCTACAGGTGGAAATATTGATGATGGAATTATAACAGTTTATGGGAGAAAAAGATAATGTCTAAAATTCAAATTAATAATGAAGTAAGAGATATGACAGCAGAAGAACAAGCAAAATTTGATGCTGATGTAGTTGCAATACAAACAGAAAAGTCAACTGCAATAGCTGAAATAGAAGCTAACGATACTCTTAAAGCTAGTGCTAAAGCAAAGTTAATTGCAGGAGAAGCATTAACCGAAGATGAAGCTAACACGATAGTATTGTAGGTAAAATCCTATGACTAAAGCTAGAAATATTGCAGACTTACTAGACGCAAATGGAGATGTCAAAACAGCAAGTTTAGACAATGTTCCTGCTAGTAATGATGCAAGTGCTTTAACTACTGGAACTCTACCTAACGCTAGATTACCAAATAATATAAGTGATGGTGGTACGACAGGTACTAAAGTTGCTAATGGTACTACAGCACAAAGAGGTTCTACTACTGGAGAATGGAGATTTAATTCTACTACTGGAAAATTTGAGGGTAGAGGTGCTAGTGGTTTTGTTTCTTTAGAAGCTACACCAAGCATATCATCTGTTAATGTATCTAACATAACTCAAAAACAAATAGATGATGGATTTGATTTAATTATAACTGGTCAAAATTTTGCTACTGGAGATGTAATTAAATTTATTGGAAGTGATAATACAGCATTCACATCTCCTACAGTTACAATTAATAGTGGAACACAAATTACAGCAAGAGTGACATCAAATATTGATGCAACAAAAGAACCTTATCAAGTAGAAATAACATCTACTGGTGGTCTTACTGGTTCGTTAACTTCTGCTTTTAATATTGATGCTTCTCCTGTTTGGTCAACAACAGCAGGAAATATAGGTAATATTGATGAGGGTTCATCTACAAATATAACTATAAGTGCTACTGATTCTGAAAGTGATACTATTGCTTATACTGAAACTGGTGGTAGTGTTTTATCTGGTGCAGGATTTTCTTTAAATTCATCAACTGGTGCAATTACTGGAACAGCCCCAGATGTTAGTGGTAGTGCAACTTACTCTTTTAATGCAAGAGCAACAAGTGGAACAAATTTTACAGATAGAGCATTTAACATTATTGTAAGCGAACCACCAACAGGTGGTAATTCTACTGGAACATATTCTTATGGTGGAACTACATATTCATTTCATAAATTTACATCTAATGGTAATTTTATTTTGCCAGTCACAAAATCTGTTGATATATTTTTAATTGGTGGTGGTGGAGGAACTGGAGGAGATAACTCTGGTGGTGGTGGTGCAGGTGGATTAATTTGGCGACACAGTTTAAATTTAAGTGCATCAACTTACGCAATAGTTGTTGGTAATGGTGGTAATGGAACTAGTGCAGGTTCACAAGCATCTGGTGGTGCGCAAGGAAGTAATTCTACATTTGGAAGTTTATTAACTGCTTTAGGTGCTGGTTTTGGTGGCGATAGTTCACAACAACCAAGCACGGGTGGATCTGGTGGTGGTGGTGGAAGATATGGAAATCCGGGTGCAGGTGGTACACAAACTAGTGATGGAACAATTTCAGCAGATAGTAGAACTTATGGATTTGGTTTTGCTGGTGGAAATGGTAATTCAGGTTCAGAAGGGCCTGGAGGCGGTGGTGGTGGTACTGGTGCAGTTGGTGTTAACGCATCAAATGGAACAGTAGGAAATGGTGGTGTTGGTAATTCTACATTTGTTGGAGATGCAGCATCTACAACTGCTTTCTTATTAGGTACAGTTAGTGGAACTAACGGCTCTAATTCAGCAACAACAAACTCATCATCTGGAACACTTTACATTGGTGGAGGTGGTTCTGGTGGAACACAAAACAGAGGCAGTCATGGAGGCGGTGGTCTTGGTGGTTATGGCGGTGGTGCTAATATTGGTGGTAATAATAGTGGAAATGATGGAATGACTAATACTGGTTCTGGTGGTAGTTCAACAACTAGCGGAAGTGGTTCTGGTGGAGATGGTGGCTCTGGATTAGTTATAGTGAGATATAGTTAATGGCTAGAAAAAAAATAACACCAAAAGAGTATAGCGAAGTCGCTACTGGTGTTAGACTAATTTCTTAATCCAATTACCTTTTTTATCTAAAACCATTGGAAGTAATCTTGGGATACCATCTAGGATAATTCCACAACCAAGTATAAATCTTGTTTTAAAGTTTTTAGCATATTCAAATGCCATTGATTTTTGATTAGTTAAACACCCTACATTCATTCCAAAGAATAGATTGTCTGGATTAGCCCACCAAGAGATTACAAACTTTGTATGATAGTGTCCTTGAACTGCACTCATTCCCATAGCTTGTGATACTTTTAAAATATCAGCACTCATACCGTGAGTAAAAAAACACCTTTGACTATTAGACATAGTTAAAGTTAAATTATCTACCCACTTCCATTTTTTAGTACCTAAAAATTCTCCGTAAGATTTAATAAATTGTTTACTCATTCCAAACTTTAATGCTCGTCTAAATACTAAACTAGAATGATTACTATCTACCTCTGTAACTTCTGGAAATATATTTTCTAATTCTTTAATATATCTTCTAGTTAAAGTAAGTTCATCTCCAGCACTAGGTAAGTCTGGGTTACTATCATGCATTGATATAGCATGAAAATCAACGCTATCACCTATATTAACAATTTTATCTGGTTTAAATTCTTTTTTAATTTCTTTTAAAAATTCTATACTATCCTTATGATGGTAAGGAATATGCATATCACTAATCACTAATATTTTTTTGTTCATAATATTCTATTGGTGAACCATCAATAGTTTCCTCCAAGTTTTTTAATTTATCTTTAGGGTCAATAAATTTAACTAAACCATTTTCTATATGTACATCATTGATAATTTCAACAGGTTCTTTTTTACCATGATTAATAATTATATTTTCAATAATTAACATTACTAAATTTATAGATTAATTTATTAAAATTTGCAACTTCTCATTGTAGATGAAAGTTCTGCTGCACGTTCTGGAGTTTGTTTAGACCATTTACTATCTAACATTTCATCTGCTGCTGTATCCCAATCTTCTTCATCAACAGCTTTTAATGCTTTTTTAAATTTAAATACACCACCAATACCTAATTGAAACACCATCTCAATTATGACACATTTAGCTTTAAAATTCATATCACTTACACCTAGTATTTTTTCAGCACCAGATAAAGCAATGTCAAAATCTTTTTCAAATTGTTCATCTAAAATAACTTTAGAATAATCCTGTCCTTCTTCGTATGGGTCACCATCTACTATCAAATGACCATATCCAATTGTGGCAAAACCAAGACTATCTTTATAAACTGTACTAACATAACCTTCATGTTCTTTAATACGTTCTTTTAATTCTTGATAGTCTTGCATTTAATCTTGACCGTTATTTTTTTTTTGAACTCCAGCCCATTGAATAGGTTTGTTAGGCTTTTTTGTAACAATTTTTTTAGTTGTTTTAATTTTGTTTTTAATGGTTTCTTTTATTTTATTCCATAATCCCATAATATTTCTTATTTATTTTTTTTAAAGATTTGTGTACCTTTTATACCATAAACACTTGCAACGACAAGTATCCATAAATTTGTAAACCAGCTAGGAAGCTGTTGGAACTGTTGAAAGAACTCTTGAATTTTTGCAGATGCTGCTGGATCATCACTAAAAACCCCATATGCTAGCACCACGATTGGCAACGTAAGAATTATTAAAATTGCCTCATCCTTATAATCTGATTGTCTAGCTTCTAATAGTTTTCCACTATACTCAATTTCTCCTTTAGCCATTTTTTCTGCATGAGATGCTTGAGCATTGGCCATCATCATTTTAGTTTCTTGTTTCTTTTTGTAAATATGACTACCAGCATTAACAGCTAATTTAATTGCACTAAACCACATTAATTACCTTTTGTTTGGTTTTGGTTTTGGTTTTGGTTTAGGCTTTGGTTTAGTTGGTCTGCCCACTTTTGATCCGTATGTACCTTGTCCGTATGGCATATTGTTTATCCTATTTGTTAGTTGTTATTCCCAAAATTTAAAAAACTTTCCTGTTCCTAATACTATAGCAACTAATGAACCAATTGCAAATATAGCTTTTATGCCACCTTTACCCATATTTACTTGGGCTTTTAAACCTTCTATGTCATTTGAATTTTTTATTACTAATTCTTTTAATTCATCTAATTTAATTGCAATCATTTTGTGAGATGTAGATGTTCTCGTTATAATTGTTTTTTTCTTTTTAAGCATTATTACTTTCTTTACACCAAAATCTTACAGCTAATTTTTGTTCATTTATCATAGTAACATCTATTGTCATTAAATATTCTGCCGAAGCAAAGTAGCCATATATAGCACATTCTGGATAATTATTAAATACTTTTTGGTAATCAATAGCAGTAGAGCAAGACCCATTAATAGTAGAACACATTTGTAATACAAGAATTAATGTTTTCATTATTGAAGTATTAATTTTTTAATTGATTTACTATTATCTATATTTAATTCTAACTCTGCCATAGATTTAATACATTGGTATTGAATATTATTATTTTTAATAGTACGCATAGCAATTCTTTTACCTTTTAAACATTCTGACATAGTTTCTTGTATTCTATGTTCTTTTATTTCTCCATTTACAATCATAAGTAAAGCTATAATTAACTCTGGCATTAGTGTGTTCCATTTCCATTTGCTCTGACTTTATCTTTTAAATGCTCAATATCTTCTAATGCTTTATCTAATTGTTCTCTTAAAAATTCTATATTAACTTTGTTAGTCATATTCATTTCTTGAGTTTCTTCCATTTTTTCTACGGACTTATATAAATCCTCAATTAAAAAATGTTGTTCTTGATCTGTTGGTACTTGTTCAGATTTTTTAAGTAAATCATTTTCAAATAATTCTCTTGAAGTTTCTAATGATGTTAGTCTTGCTGTAACTTCTGTATATGCAAATACACCCATAGCTACTGCTACAACAATACCAATCATATTTTTAACTGGCATACTTACTGATGTATTTTCATTAATTTTCATTTTGCAATACGACCTTTATTAACACCTTTTTTAATAACATAATGCTGCGTACCATTAGCACCATGATCTACTTCTTTTTTAAGAAGTTTAAATATATTCATCTCTTTAAGTTTTTTTTCAGTATGTTTTTTAAACTGTTCTAATACTTTATTATCTCTCATGTTGCTGGCCCTCCAAAAAAAGCCAATAAGCAAAATAGTATAACTAATAAAGCTGTAAATTTATAATTCATAACCACGCATTTTATCAAAAAAAAGGGTTAATAGCGATTATTTTTTTATTTGGAGTAATCCCTAGCCTTAATCATTTCAAGGTAGTGTATGGCCTTCTCTATGTCTTGTAGGCCACCTTTTGAGCCATGCCTACATATGTATTTAATGGCATTTCCCTCTGCAAAAAGTAGTTTATTATCATTAATAAATTTAGCAGGTTGGATAACCATCTTTTTATAATGGTCACCCCCAATTTGTTTTTTAAAAGCACTCATTAAAAAGCTACATTCATAAAGTGAGAGCAGAACTCATTAACACTACAATAGTGCTGACATCTAACATCTTCACCTTTACGTTCTACAATAGAGCAACCTTTACCTTCTATCATTTTTTCACCAACAATAAATTGTTTAGCTAATTCTTTTGTAGGAAATAAACGCCAAGCAGATTTTCTACCGTTTTTCATAACAGCAAACTGATCTTCTTTACGCCATCTTTCTTTAGCTGTACATAAAGGTAGTTCTTTCATTTGTTCAGCGTCTTGATGTAGTTTTATTCTAGCTTTAACAAACGCATCTTGTTCTTCTTCTGACCATCTACGAATAGGTATCATAACAACTTGTTTACGTGGATAGTTGTCTGATTGCATTACCCGCATTTTAGACCAATCTCTTAATATGGCCATAATAGATAATGATTTAACTTTAAGTATTTTATTATACCTAGTTAAATCTTTTTGGTTTTTACGACAAAGAAAATCAAGAACATTTAATTGTTGTTCCCATTCAGCTTTACCTTTAGTCAAAGCATCAAGTGCTGACCAAGCAGAAGTACACTTAAAATCTATAAGTTTACCGTCACTTGTAAGCAAATCAAATGCACCAGATAGTGTCCAACCGTTAGTGATGTTATCATCTTTATAATACAATCTACGTTCAGCTATATCAGTTTTAACTTTTGCTCGTTCAATAACATGGTGAACTGATTGTCCTAATAAAGAAAATATACGATCAGATACATCCTCTTTTATGAGATCATTATTTCTCATTTGCAAGACCCTAATTCTAGGGGGTGAAATTAAACGGGTGCAAGAAATATCAGAACCACTACTATCATAGGGGTCATTTTTTACAGCCCGTTCAATTACTTTAGGTAAGTTTGAGTTGTTTGTAATAATCATTAAAATGGTATTGGACTATCACCGACACTTGCACCATTACCTTCATCACCTTGATCTTGGTTCATGCCTTCCAACTCTTTTGATCTTAAAATAATGTTTCTAATACCTTCTGATAGGTTATTAAAAACTTCTTTTTTACCTGCTTGAAAATCCTCCATACTAAACACAACACTAGGAGTTACTTGTTCAGCAATTGGATCACCTTTTTTCATAGGCATAATAGATGATATTTTTGCTTTACCATTTTTATCCATTACATTTAGTAAACAAGTCACACCTAATAATTTACTAATATCAAATGATTGTTTTTCAGCTTCACTAAATGCTCTACCTCTCCATGATGTTAAATCATTACCAAGATTTGCTTTTTCATGTAGTGATAAAGTGTAAAACTTACTAATTGTTAGTGGTTGACCTTCACTATTATGTTCTTCTGGAGTTTCAAATATAATTAATACTTGTCTTTTCCATGTAACATTACCGTCAAAGTCTGATTTTTGTGTACCTAAATCAATGATTTTTACGCATCTTGCTTTATGTACTCCGATTGATACACTTGGATAACGTGGTGCATCTCCACTTCCTGCTATTATACTTGTCATATGTCTTTTTTCCTTTTTTTATATATTTATTATTGATTAACTAGGGTTAAATCACAGTAATTAACCAATGTCAAATATTAATTGACTTCTGTTAATAAATTTGTATAAATTTTGATATGGCTACAATATTAAATGAATTAATTGACGAGTTAGATGCTAAAGCTAAAAGAATTGAAAAAGAAATCATCAATTTAGATAGATCATCTGTAATACCAGAGCATTACAATAAGGCAGAAAGCATTTTAAAATTAACAGATAAAGGTATTCAAACAGAAGAACAATGTAAATACTTATCTAAATTAAGGAATATGAATGAGCAATTATAAAATAGCACAAGATAGAAAAAAGGAAGTAGTCAACCAATACGGTGGTAAAAATTTAGCTAAAATGCTTGGTATATCTCACCCTGCTGTATCTAAATGGAAAGTTGTACCTCCCTTTCGTGCATATCAGATTGCAAAACTTGGTGATTTTGATATAGAGTACATTAGACCAGATTTACAAATTGCGCCTTTAAGGTAGGCGTAGCGCATCCACAATTTAGCGTAAAAATATACCTTCGGTTTTGGGGTAGTTTTTTTTACTCTCTAGTTTAGTTTTCTACCCCAATTCCCCCTTATTTAACAACAAAACTGTATAGCAATGCCATAGCAATGCCATACGTTTGCTATAGCAATGCTACAAGTCTGCTATACGTCTGCTATCGTTTTGCTAATGGCAAAAGATAGCCCTTCATCTTCATCTTCACCTTCAACTTCACCTTCATCTTCAACTGCACCCAAGATAGCCCAGTTGACAACCATTTCTTTTTGGTCTAAAAATGAAATTAACTAAACTCAAGGAATTATATATATGAGAAAATCAATCACGGATGAACAATCACCTGCGTTTCAGTTCTATGCGCAAGATTGGATCACAGACCCAAATAGAATGAAGTTATCTTTAGATGAACAAGGTGCATACATTTTATTGTTTTGTCATTGTTGGAGAAGTTTTAAAATACTAAATGATTTAGAAATATTATCTAAAATGTGTGGATGTAGATTGCAAAAAATAGAAAAAATTTTTCCAAAAATAAAACATCTATTTACAGAAATTAAAGAGGATGGAATAAAATATCTTATTTGTAATCAAGCGGAAGAAGAAAGAAAAGAACAAGTAAAAAATAGAAAACGTAGATCGGTTGCAGGAAAACTTGGTGCTAAAATTAGATGGAAAGAAGAAAGTTTATCGGAGAGTAAATGACAAAAATAATTATATTTATATTAGCTTGTTCAACTTGTGAAATAGAAAAAATAGAAATACTTAAACCGTTGTATAAAAGTTGTGGTGAATTTGGAAATGAAATTAGAGAAAAAACAACAACATATAAAAATGCATCTGATGATGTATGGCAAGGGAATTATACAAAAGATGGTAAACTATTTGTAGGTTTTACTTGTGAATAGTTATAATGAAAATTCTCATTACGCCATGTTTATGGAGTATTTTGGCCAACATCATTCGTTTCAAACATTTGATGACAAAGGTTTAAATAAAAGATTAATTAAACAATTACATGGTAGTCTTAAAATACATTTTAATGAATTATCTGAACTGAATAGTAAAGGTGCGGGTGTTTATTTTACAGTTAATGAAACTAATGGTCTTGGAAGAACCACTAAAAATATTATAAAAATTAGGTCTGTGTTTATAGATTTAGATGGTACACCACTACCAGATAGTTTTGGTATTCCACCAAGTTTAATTGTAAATACTTCGCCTAAAAAATACCATGTATATTGGATAGTTAAAGATATGCCTTTAGAAACTTTTACTCTGTATCAGCAAGCATTGGCAGCTAAATTTAATTCTGATCCCGTTGTAAAAGATTTGCCTAGAATTATGCGAGTTGCAGGTTTTTATCATCATAAGAAAAAACCATACCCTGTAAAAATATTACAATGTACAACAGCAGAGCCTTACACAATGAAAGAAATTAAAGAAGGCCTAGATTTAAAAAGGCCAGAACAAAAAACTATTAAAATGGATTATACTCCATCAACTTACAAAGGTAAGTACACGGGAACTTTAAGATATGGAATTAATGCAGGTGAACGTCATGCACAATTAGTTAAAATTTTGGTAGCTATAAAAAAACGTGGTGAAACATTTGAGTATGCAAAAGGTGAGGCTATTGAGTTTGCTAATTCATGTGTACCACCAGAAAATATAAATGAAGTTATGTTTCAATTAAAAGATATATGGAAAAGATATTAATGAAATATATTGTAATATTTTTATTTTTAACAAGTTGTTTTGGTAGTGATTATGATTTTAACCCTACGACTACGATATTTAAACAAATAATAAAAGAAAAAAAATGAATTTATTAAGAGATTACCAAAAGAAAGCCATAGAAGATATTAGGCAACATTTTAAGGAAGGCAAAAAGAAAATATTATTAGTTGCACCAACGGGTAGTGGTAAAACTGTTATAGCCTGCTCTATGATGGAAGCGTTAGTAAAAAATAATAGGTTTGGAATGTTTGTAGCGCATAGACGTGAACTTGTAATGCAATGTAGTAGAAAACTTGCAGACTTTGAAATAAAACATGGTGTTATTATGGCAGGTAAAAGTGGTAGTGTTTATTCTGACGTACAAGTAGCAAGTGTTCAAACATTTGCAGCTAGAAAAGATAATGATGATTTTATAAAACCACAAGCAGATGTAATTATATTAGACGAAGCCCATAGAAGTACATCTAAAACATTTGAAGATTTAATTAAGGCCTATCCAGAGGCTTGGGTTATCGGTTTAACTGCAACGCCATGTAGAAATGATGGTCGTGGTCTTGGTAATATTTACGAAGAACTTGTCAATTGTGGTACGATTAAAGAACTAACTGCAAAAGGTTATTTAGTACCTAATAGAATAGTTGCACCATCAATTCCAGATTTACAAAATATTCGTATTATGGCAGGAGATTATGAAAAAAAAGAATTAGATAAAAGAATGAACACACCTAAACTTGTAGGAGATATTGTATCTCATTGGATGAAACACGGTGAGAATAGGCCAACAGTAGTATTTGGTTCATCTATTAAACATTCTAAATACATTGCTAATATCTTTAATCAAAATGGAATACCTGCAGGCCATATAGATGGAGAGATGAAAGAGATTGATAGGGAAAAAGTATTACAAGATTTAGATGATGATAAAATAAAAATAATATCTAACTGTATGGTATTGACAGAGGGTTGGGATAAACCAAAAATTTCATGTGTAATTATAGCTAGACCTACTAAATCTTATTCTATGTATTTACAGATGGTAGGTAGAGCATTAAGGCCTGCTGAAAATAAAAAAGATACACTTATCATAGATCATTCTGGATGTGTATATGAGCATGGCTTTCCAGAAGATGCACCTAATTGGGAACTAACTTATTCTAAAATAAAAGAACGTGAGAAGAAAATAATAGAACCTATTGAAAAGCAACCATTTACTTGTGTAGAGTGTGATACGGTTTATAAACCTACAAAAGAACAACCAGAGTGTCCTAATTGTAGTTTTATGCCAACTAAAAAAGAACAAGCTATTTTAATTCAGCAAGGTAGATTAATTGAACTACCTAAAATGAAACCAAATGTAGATGACAAGCAAAAATTTTATGCTGAATTGCTTTACTACTCTAAACAAAAAGGTTTCAAAGAGGGTTGGGCTAGTCATACTTTTAAAAGAAAGTTTGGCCATTTCCCTCATAGTAAAAAAGTATTTCCTATTGCTACAAGTAAGGAGGTAATGGGTTTTATACAGCATTGTAATATAGCAAGAGCAAAATCATACAACATGAAGGAGTTATCAATATGAGTGAAGAAATAACAGAACAACATATGCACAAACTACGAGAAATTGGTGGCAATCATGCAAAAGCCAAGCAAAACCTAGAAAGATTGCAACATGGTCGTAAAATATTATTAGCTGTGATAATGAAAGAAAAAATGATAAATTCCAATACGGGTAAATTAGATAGTGTGAACGCACAAGAACGTGAAGCACGATCTGATGATAGATATAAAACTCATATTGACGAACTTGCTAAAGCTGTAGGTGAAGAAGCTAAATGGAATTGGGAAAAGAAAATGATTGAAATTAATTTTGAAACATGGAAAACAAAAATGATTAATCAAATGAGAGAAGCAAAAGCATACGGTTTGAATAAGAATGGCTAAAAAGAAAAAGATAAAAGAAATCCCCATGTATCAGTTTGATAGATACGAATGTTGGTGGGAGGATGCGTGTGGTAGCTGTGAATGGAAATCAATCAAAGAGGCTGTACAAGATAAACCGTCTATGTGTTTTACGGAAGGTTATCTAATTAAAAAAGATAAAGACAGCCATATATTTACTATGTCGTTTCAAGCTGATGAAGTGGGAGATCAAATGATTGTACCTTCAAAAAATATTAAAAAATTGACTTACTTATATACTAAAAAATTTTATGAAAAAGATTACAAATATGAAACGTACAAAAAGCAATAAAGAGAAACTACATATGTCCATAGTTGCAGGTCTTGGTTGTTTAATTTGTAATAAGATGGGTTTTCCTGACAGCCCTGCTGAACTACATCATATTAAGGATAAGACGGGTATGGGTCGTAAAGCAAGTAATTTTGAGGTTATTCCATTGTGTCCAAGACATCACAGACAAGGGGTAGCTGCCTATCATTATAGCCCTAAATCATTTACTAAAAAATGGGGAACACAAAAAGAACTATTGAATGAAACATTAACTATGGTAAAGTCCAATGGATAATAAAACTATAATTAAAAAAGGAGAAGAAATGATAGGTCAATTATATAAAATATTAAACGAACATGATGCTCATAAAATTGATGCAATGTTAAACATTGACGGTATTGATTGGATAAGTAAGTTTGATAACGAAATGGTAAAAAACGGTTATGCTGTTATTAAAGATGGTAAAGCGTCTGTTAAAATGACACCCAATGAAACTAAATTGTTTTTAACTGTTAAAATTATGGGTATGCATCAAATAAGATTTTTGTTAGATGCATTACAAAAAATGACTACATCATATAAAGATGAAATTGAAATTAAAGATAAGGAAATTGATACTTTAAAACAAATCATTGATCTGAAAGTATTAAATGAAAAAGTAAATGGCAAAACAAAACTTTAGTAATTTTATACCCAGAGATAAACCTAGAAAGAGGCCTCGTGTTCATAAGAAATCAAAAAACAAATCCGAAAAGCTATCCTTCAAAAAGTACAACGGTCAAGGGCGTGGGTAAAAACTTATTATTAGGGTTTATGGTAAAATTAGATAAAGCTAAAAAAGAAAAAGCTAAATCAATTAAGATTAAGCATCAATGGAAATTAAAGTATTTAAACCTATTAGAAAAGTATAAAAAATTAAAGGTGTCCTACAAAGAAATGTACGAACACCCTTAATCATATGTTAATTAAAATATAATTGAACCAAGTATAAAACCAATTACAAAACAAACCCATTCACGTCTGTAATGTAATTCTAATACTTTCCAATCACTTTTAGTTTTACCAAAAATAATCATTAATCCTCCTTTGCTCTTTTATTTAACCAATCATGTATATCAATTGATATAGTTTCTGGCAATTCAGTTATAGTTTCTGTGTACCACGTTTTATCTTCTCTTTCCCAAGTTACAACAACTGCCCAACCTTCTGGTTTTTTACTCATTGCTTTTTTCTTTTCATGCATTTTAGCTTTGTTTTTACTTCTTACTAAATCCAATGCGTCAAAGTCTATTGCCATTATTTTTCCCCTTCTATTGTTACAACTGTTTTTTCACTAACTAAACTTTCTTTGTCATAAGAAACAAAATTTAAAACATCATCTGGATGATCACAACAACAATCACAAAGAGGATGTCTATAAACCTCCGTTACAGTTATTAATGCAAATTCATTTTCTAAACTTATTTTTTTTTTAGCCATTATTTACCTCCTTTATGTTCTTTATAGTGATTGTGTAAAATTAAAAATCCACCACCTCCAATAATAGTGCCAAATACAAATTCAATTGTAAA